GCTGCCAGGTTTGGTTACTCGAACCCCTTCTAACGTGATTCCACCAGCGGACTCTATGACCGCAGTAGCCTCTGCTCCAACCCCATCTCCATCAATTATGACCTCTGGCATGACTTCATAGATACTAGTGGTATCAGGAATTGTATCCCAACTAGAGCTTAGGGTAGCAGTTCTGGTGGAACCCGTATAGTCGTCGATTCTTCTACTCTGACCAACACCCACACCACTTACAATATTCACTGAATAAGTGTTGTAGAAGTCATCTGTGGTAGACTCTCCGAGATTGAACTGTATAGTACCACCTGTGCCTACGTTCGCAGCGGCTAGTGCCTTGGTCCTGATATTAACATCAAATCCAAAGTTCTTAGATTGCACATTATTACCATAAGACGAACCAGATGCCGTCAAATCAATGTATTCAACTGTTCCATTAACGGAGTTATACTGAGTTGAGTATTGCAGGAATCTATCGTCAGAGTATTTTTCTGGTACGTTATCTTCTATCTTCAATTTTTTAACTGGAATGTAGTCATTATCAGCGAATTTGGTCCATGCCTCAGGGATTTTGTACATGAACTTCCACTTGAAACCGTCACCAGTAGTTATCGTACTGCTCTGTGCACCTAACGGTTGGTCCGTTGAAGTCTTGGTGCTGGTTGTGCTACCACCAGAGAGACCATTGAAGATACATTTATATACGTTGTTCTCAGAATTGGTAGTATAAAACGTTATACCAGACATATCATCGTTGTCGGTATACATCCCGTAGGTAGACCCAGAGACCCATGAGTTCCTAGGAATCATCAGGTAGGCATCCACAGAAGATATTTTCTTAGCCGCTATCATCCTCTTCCATACATCATTAAAATCGTTTGTGCAGTCAATAAAGTTATCTGGAGATGAATCATCAGACCATCCCTCTGGTCTTGAAATGAAGAGATATGAAGAGTCTTTAGAATTGATAGAGAAGCTATCAATTAAAGTCTGTAGCATGTGTGTTTTTAGAGCATTTTTGATTGCCATTTTATCTCTCTATCCCAAATAAGAAATCTCTAATACTGATGTAGGTGAACTCGTTTTGCGTGTCACCGGTAGCGGACCTGTAATCCACACTATTTATATTTGCAGTAGCACCCCCAGATTGCCCCACAAGCATTCCTGCAGAACCTCCAATAATATTTATATCAAAGGGAAGGAATTCTCCACCCAGCTTTTGAACTTCGATTCTATGCTGGAATGGGTCTATTACATAAGACAATATCTTGCCTACCGACAATTGTGAATACGGGTTCTGCTGTACAACGAACTCATCGACGTAGAAGGTCGTACCAGAAGGTGGTGGGTCTATCAATATAACGTCCGCTGTGTAACCCAAAGTATTCGGTATACTTGAAATACTTCTGGAGTTGGGGTGTGGGTAAATCTCCCAGTAACCACCACCAGTCTCTCCGGAAGACATAGCAGAAGCACCCCATATACCACCCACAACGTTGAATTGTGCGCCTCTAGGACCATTTAAGGTGCCACCAGGACCTGCAGACTGCTCATAGTGGACTGAGAAATCTACCTTAGTCATTCCATCATCACCTGGGTCCGTTAGTGTAATACCGGTCTCACCCGTTGAACCGACGGCTGCTTGCGTAATACCAACAACTGTACCATTGCCACCCGTTTTGGCAGTGACTTTAGCATTGCCATTGAGACACGTGGCTAGATTGGCGGCTGTGGATAGTCCACTGCTTGTATCCAATTCGAATGTTGGGGTATTTGTATTAGTAGTGGTGGTGGTGCTGGCATGTGCTGAAGCAGTGATTGCTGTGCCGTCTGTAGTCAAAATTGTTACGGAGTGGGCAGGAGATACTGCTAATTTGGAAGCATCTGATATTGTTACAGTACCATGAGCGGCTACGGTCATCTGATTGCTTGATGCTCCTGAACCCACACTCTCATTTATGTGGGTTGTTCCACCAAGTGGACCCGACCCCCCATTAGGTGCGTGGGCAACTCCTGCAGTTTCTCCCACTATGAATCCTGTGCTACCTGCTGACCAACCGTAACCATCCGGATAAAGGTCAGTACCACCTGAACCTCCAATTCCGTTCGCTCTTAAGTTTCTAGCGGTGATGAACCTATATGGTGTGTAATGACCGTTGAGAGGGACTTCATATTTTTTCAGAGTCTCAGTAAGTGTTGCACCCTTTGCCATAGTCTCTTTCAAGAGTGCACTTCCGAACAGCTTGAAACCTGCTGGGTGGACAATTTTCTTTATGATATCAGCATAGTCAGACAAATCCCTAGAAGATTTTAGCACATAGGAGAAAGATTGATAATAACTGTTGTCTTGACTCTTCATACTGGAACTGAGGAGACCGGAGTCTCCTTCCCAGAATCCGCTCTTTTTCACAATGGAACCACCACCAGTAACACCTAGAGTTGCACCACTTCCGGTTCCTCCGTTGGAAGATATGGTGGCAGTAAGTGACTCAACAGACCTATAGTTGATTCCTGAATCAATCACCTCTATGGCATTTATCTCACCACTAATACCTACAGATGAAATGGTCCCTAACGCACCTACCCCTAAACTACTTCCAGATATATTGACTGTATCCCCTATAGAGTATTTTGAACCGCTAGCCCCTGAAGACACCCCTATAGAATCTAAGACTGGATAGACATATTCAAATATAACTGTGCCATCATTAAGAGTCGCCGTTATGTACTGCTCTGGGGAGAAAGAACCAAATATACCAGATAGTTCCAGCTCCAGTACCTCGTACCCGTCTCTTTCATATGCAACTGCTGAGTCTACGAATCCATAGGCCTCTAAGTTGCCATTGGTGGGATTTATCTGGTTTATCTTGACGCCCGTCATTGCGGGTATCTTCTCTGGAGAGAAAGTCCTCGTTGTTTTCAATACTGTAGGCTCAATCCATCTAGCACTAGAAAGTTTCAGGATATTTCTGTTGGGGTACTTCAACTCAGGTTCTTCACCATAAAGCAGTCTAAATAGCAGCTTATATGACTTCTCTGTACCTTTAGACTTATAGAAATCCTTGATGTTTTTGATTAGAGTCGTCTTATCAGTATTCTTGTCTGCAAACTCTTTGGGGAAGTTGACTATGAACTCCTTAGAGAAGAAGTCTATGTACTCATCTATAGTATCATCGATATCTCTATAGCTAAGCAGCTTGTTGGATTCGTACTTAGGATTCCCTTCGGTCTCCATCCATTCGTAATATGCTTCTAAGAATTCTAAGAATTTAGTATGGTCCGACACAACAAAATCGGGAATCTGGTCCTTTAACAGGTAAGAGACGCCGTTGTCTATGTCTAGAGATACCCCCTCTAAAACATTGATTGTTATTCCGTCGACTCCAAGATGTAAAGGTATGAGTGCCAATTAATTATTCCTCAACTAAGGTATGTCTCTCTGCTGCATCTAACGGTTACCGACTCTTGATCATCTCTATCAATGATAAGAATAGTCCTTCTTTTACTATCTATATCTTTCCCCTTAGGTTGAGCCTTAACTCTTATGAAGGCATCATCCACCACGGATTTGACATTGATTCTGTCTAGGTCGACTTTTCCAGTTCCATAATCAACTGAACCAACATTGCCATCCAGAACTGTCTTAACACCACCCAAGAAGTACATCAACCTGATAGTCCCTTCACCGTTGTCTTCATAGAATACTTGTCTGGATACACCAGAAGAGTCCATGTAAATGAATTCAGAACTAGAGATGACTGGACTATGACCTGAATGTGGGTGGAATATTTCGTTCTCGAATTCCACATTGTAGGAATAACTCTCGTTAATGAACGGGAACATCCTGATTTCCATAGTTAGATTGGTCTCATTACTGAGTATAGAATCTTCTACACTGTCTATTTCTTTAATTAATTTTGAGTATCTAAGACCTTTGTCGAACTTCTCAAGTTGTTCATCTCCAAATTCATATATCTTATTAGATACCAATTGCTTCAGAGCATTCTCATCCACTGACGAATTTGCACTATTATAGTTAATCTCGCTGTCCACTCTAACGTAAATGTACTCTGGGTCCAATATCTCGGTATTAATGCCCACTATAGAATTGTCGTTCGCCAATGAGTTTTTGATGGACCTTTTGGTCACTTCGGAAATTGTGGTCCCCACAGTAGGTTTGAAAGATACATAGACAGTGCCATAGTTTGGTGGGTCGTTTTCTTCTCCACCCCAAACGGTGATAGACTCTACATCTGGGTAATCTTTGACGAGTAGAGTTTTATAATCTTCGGTAGTCACCGCTCTGTTCTGTGCTTGGTATGCTAGAGGTGCTAATCTTTTGATAGAGTTAATAGACTCCTTATCAGCACCCCCCTCGGCTGCACCGACCACTGACACTACACTGGAACTTCCATAGGTGAAGGTTCTAGATGATGAAGTATCTCTCAGACCCAAACCATTAGCCTCAGAACCATTGGTTTTCAAGTAGTTAAATACTATCAAATTTCCGTCACCAAGGGTCTTCCCTACGGACCCGTCTCCAAAGTAAATCTCAAATCTGCCATCTCTATTCTCTTGAATGAAATATGCCTTGGTGGTTGAAGTTATATCGTTGTAATCAGAAGACAATTTCCAACTGTCACCATATCCGGTGTCATCGGTAGTTGATTCTTGAACTCTAATAGACAAGGTGCTAATGTCCACATCAGAAGAAGGGACGATGAATTTCTGCTCTTTGCTGTCATCTTTGACATAGGTGAATGATTCCAACTTCCCTTGCTTGATTTCCAAACCTTTTATGTGTGCACCTGAAGAAAACGGGTCAATAGTCCCCACACTCGTGTTTACGAATTGGAAACTTTTCCCATCCATATTAGCACCAAACACCGAACCTACCGGAAAAGTGGTTTCATTGGCGGCTGTTTGACCAGCACCTAGTGTTATGTCTACTGTAGCGGTTGCTGCCTTCTTGGAAGTTGGTGTATAACCAAGGTGCTTAGCTATCGAAACCACATTATCTCTATCTACTGCACTATCTAGGAACATCTCGTTGGCAATCATATTATTATAGAATGCCTCGTAGTGGGTATTATATGCTAGAACATCCAGAAGGATGTTCATACCAGAACCCTCGAAGTTATAATCTGCGAATGCGGTCTGACCGGATAGATAACTCTTCAAGTTAGATTTTATTGCATCAAAATCCAGATTGCTGATTGTTAAGTTAGAATTATTAGTTGCCATTTATCTTAGCCTCTCCAAGGTTAAATCCAGACTGACCACGTTTTGTGCATTCTTAACTCTGAAATATATTTCTATGCTGAAAGCATTCTGGTCTGTCTTTGCCAATACCTGAACCTCCATCAAATGTGCTCTTGGTTCGAACTGTTTGATGGCACTTATAATGTTCTGCCTCATATGCAGGGCAGTGATGGGTGATAGAGGTTCGAATAGCATTTGTCTAATGCCGCACTGTATCGCTGGGTTGAAGGGCTTCTCATATCTTGCCATCAACACCAGGTTCCTTACAGACCTCTTCACTGATTCTTCATCTTCTAGTATGCTCAATTCACCCGTGACCGGGTGAGCATCGAAGTCTAAATCTAAGTCTTTCCATCTAACCATTATCATGTCCCCCCAGTATGTAGTTGACCTGAGATATGTCTAGTATACTCAGGGATGATTACGGATACTTTATCTTCGTCTATTAGGTCTGCCCTGTCCCAATTACACCATTCTATCAACAGACAACCCATAACTGAAACACCTCTAACGTCTTTTATGGGCATCATACTATATACCAAGGTATGGTTGGATTCTAGATGCCTTCTAAACTGGCAGTCAGATATGCTGGAGGTAGCATGGATGTCAGGTGTGTTCAAAGATAAATGTTCCAGCATGTCTATGTAGTTAGATGCAAGAAGACCAGCCCTAACACTGGCGGTCTCAGATACACCTACCGAGCAAGATTCATGAGTAGACGAGAATTTCTTCATAGAAGACCCATCTAGGAAAGAACCACCATTATGGAATTGTAATATTACTGCTCTATCGGCATGCAGTTTAACTCTCAACTCAGTCAGAAACTCATGAACTCTAGAGTGTACACCCCTGAACTTGGTAGAACACGGGTGAATGGTTTTGTTTAATTTGAGAAAATGTCTGACAGTTGGTAGCAGTATGATGAAACCAACTATTGTTGCACCTATCACCATACCCACCTCGACCCAAGACCCCAATATATCAATATTGTTGAACGAGTTGTCAACTATTTCTATGGTCTCTGTGGTCATGGGGGTTCCTCTAAATCTATAGTAAACTACTATTATTTATACAATCAAACAATATCATCTAGTTCTTGACGAAGTTCCTCAGTAGCTATTCCTGACTCGTCTAGTAGTCTCTTGCCAAAATAGGTATCTCTATTCATACCAAGTATCATGCTACCCAGACCATAAGCCTTCACATAGTTCAATGCTTCATCAAAATTACCATTATCTTCTTCTATTAACCCTATGATACCATTGGCGACCCTGAATGAGTCTGCTGATATCCCTTCGATGTCCGCCGGTGTAATTTCTGATATCGTTATCCCTGAGATAGAGGTATCGGACGTGACTAGACTTTCGACGTCTCTCATCACGTCTTTACCTGCTCTCAGTATGCTTGTGAATAGAATTGAGTAGTTATCCTCAACAGGTTCACCTTCGTTCCTCATGGATTCTCTCATTCCGTTATATGCCCTAGCAATCCCTTGGACACCAGTGAAAGGGTATCTCT